TTATAAAATTCTTTTTACAACGTTATATATCTCTCGGATATCGTCTAGGTTTACGGTAAAATCGGGATATTTTTTTTTATCTGGATTGATCGAGCGCAACACAATATCACCGGTTTCCAGGTCCTGCCCAGCTACTTGTTTTACAATAATTCCTTCTGTACGGTGAACAAATACGAAACTTGACCATTTATGTGAATGTAGTTTTCCAACCCAATGGTGCGACTGTATTTTTCGGCACTGTAAAACTGTGCCGTCTAAAATAGCGTGTTCTATTGTTCCATCGTTCATACTGTCTCCTTCCGCTTCAAAATAACGGTACTTTCCTTTAGGCATATGGTCAACTGTGGCTGTGTATTTTGGTAATGTTTCAAGATATTCAGGGTCAGCATACCCCACTAGGTATCCTGCTCTTGCTTTAACTGGTACAAATTCAGCTGTTAATGCGTAACGACCATCCCCTAATGGTTGTAATTGTTCATCATAGTTTTCGTCCGGTTCCCCTAGTTCCTTTGCATTAGTTTTCTTTTTGGATGGGAAAATATACTCGATGTCTTCTTCTGTTGGATTTAATCGGTTAAGAAGTTCTCGGACTCTTTCTGATTCAAGACCTTCCTCAAATTCATCTTTTTTAAGAAGGTTAATTATAGTGTTTCTTCCATATCCGATATATTGTTCGCTTGAGGTGTCGGTCAGCATTTCCTGAGTGATACCTCTACGTTTCATCAAACGCTTAATATAATTCCCTTTACTGAATAATTTATTCATTGTGTGTATGCTTAGAAAATTATTTCACTGAAAATCAGGAACATAATGTTTATTATGTTTGAAATGTTTGTGAAAAGTTTAAAATGTTTAAAATGTTTATTATTTTTGTTTTGTCAAGTAATCAAGGTAAACAAATTTAGTAAAAAACAAACAACGTGTGTGCCAAAAAGTGAAATAACAAACAATGTAAACAAATTAAACTTTTTAAAATGGTGGAGATAACAGATAAAGTTGCAATCCCTGAGAACATTACCAAGTATCGGGCAGCAATGAAAACAATGAATGTAGGACATTCATTTCCTGTCCCCAACGGAGAAGAAAAGGAGGTTCGCTATATCGCATGGGATTCATTCCATAAAGAAGGTGATGATGGTAAACCAGTAAGTGAAAAACGGTTCAAGACAAAAAGAGATCCGTTAGACTTGGAAAACTTTAGATGTTGGAGGATTAAGTAATGTTGAAAGAAGGATTAACATTAGATTACAAATTAGCTCAAATGCTACAAGGGGCCGCAGAGTTAGGTGGTATAGTTGCATTGACTGAGGTAGGGCAATTGAAACCATACCTATCAAAAGCAGAAGCTTATCGGAAGTATGGTAGGGGAGTCGTGGACAACTGGATTGCAGAAGGAGTAGTAACAGAAAAGCAAGACACGCCAACCAGCAAAGTAAGGTTATGCCGAAAGCAACTCGCATCGGTAGCCGCATCACAGAATTTAGTACAATACATAGCGTCAACAAAGAATGGATACTGAATTAATACGCGAAATGGTAGAAGGACTACTATCAGAGGTTCGTGATTTACGGCAAACAGTTGCAGTAATTAGACAAGATTGGGAAACAGCAGGCGCCGCAGAGGGCAAACTAAAGCGCTAGTAGAAAATGGGCAGGAGCCCGCAAAAAACTCTAACAAAGAAAATGAAAGGACGTATTTCAACGGGAACAGTTCAGCAAGGCAGAACATTACCCGAAATCGGTAGAATTAAAGTAGGTATGAAGACCGAACGTGGTTTGCCTACATCATTAGATTATTTCCGCGCTAGCGGAGATTTTGCCAACAGGTTTGTAAGCCTGTTTGGAGATAAGCCAACCGAACTAAAGGTGGCATTCGTTTCAAACAACATCGAAGAGGTTTGTAATGAACAATTCGAAGCATGGGACAAAGGTAAACGCCTTGGATGGGGAAATGGTGAAGTATTCACTGTTTGGAATCCACAAGGGGGTAAGGATGGTAAAGGTGCCTATGTCGAGGGGCTTCCGGCAGACGATCCAAGTGTTAAAGCTATTCGTAAGTTATTCGCACGCACGTTGACTTTGCGATTTGTGTTACTTGAAATGAAGGGTGTGCTAGGCCATTGGACTTTTCAGTCGAAGGCGAAAGAAACTACCATCCCAACAATAGTTAAAGCCTTTGACATGGTTATGGAAAGATCGGGCAGCATAGTAGGCTTTCCATTTAGCCTTATGGTAAAAAAAGTGCAATCATATTCACCGGGCGCTGCAAGGAACTATCCGATAGTTCAACTAGTGCCTAATTTCACAGAAGAAACAATTGAAGCCGTTCGTGCCTATGTTGAAAGTGGTGCAGACCTAAATAGAATTACAACTAATATGATTACGAGCGGTAGTTTGTTGCAATTGGGATCGGGGCCGTCAGCTGGTGGTAACGAAGAATTTCAAGAAGTGGAGGAGGTGAAATGATTGAGGAATGGAAAGACGTTATTGGATACGAAGGTTTGTATCAAGTAAGTAACTATGGTCGAGTAAAAAGTTTAGGAAGATATGTAAACAGTGGACATCCTGGAAGTAAACCAAGGTTTAAGCCTGAAAAGATATTGACTACTAAGTATCATCCTGAGGGATATATTCAAAATGAATTCTATAAAGATGGGAAAAAGATTCTTAGAAAAGTTCACAGATTAGTCGCAATAGCTTTTTTAGGCAACCATGAAGACATGGTAGTGAACCACATCGACGGTAATAAAAGTAATCATCGTCTTGACAACTTGGAATGGTGCACTACTTCTGAAAATCATTTGCATGCATATAGTACTGGATTAAAGGTTTCCAAAAAAGGTGAAAAGCATCACAGATCTAAATTAACAGATGAGCAAGCTTTAAATATTAAACAATTAAAGGGTAAACTATCACAGAGAAAAATAGCCATAATGTATGGTGTTTCCCAAACGGTAGTTACTAGAATTCACAGTAAAGGAGGTTATTTATCATGAATGTAGAGTTTATTAGTGTAGACTGGTTTAATCCAGATGCATTGCGATTACCTGACTATAAAGTTGGAAGAGTTAATTTTTCAGGTGGCAGATCATATATCCGTTTAGATAATAATGGAAAGCCGTGTGAGTGCCCATTGAAATTGTATACCTCATTAACAACCAGTATTAATCAGGCTAGTCCTATGGAGACCCCGCTTCTTGAATGGTATTGTAAACATGGAACCAAAGAAGCGGGACGCTTGTTGGAGATTGCACAAATGTACGGCACGCTCCTCCACCTTGAAATCGGAAAATTCCTAATTGACCAAAACTACGACTTTGAGGAAATTGAAACGGTGGTAGAAAACTATCTATCCGAAAACTCTTTTTACCAACCAGAAACAAAAGAGTGGGCGGAGAAATTACGCAATGACCTATGCGCATTCATTCAATTCTATTTGGATTACCAAGTCGTGCCACTGGGTATCGAGTACGTCCTACTTTCAGAACGGGGCTACGGAACCCTAATCGACTTGGTTTGCAATATGACTGTCCAAGTTGATGGATTTTCGGAAACCGAGGTTTACAAGTCAGGGCCGCGCAAGGGGCAGCCAAAGGAATGCAAAGTTCCTCGTCAGATCCGTGCAATCATCAATTTCAAGTCTGGCCGCCACGGATTCTACCGTAGCAATGGTTTACAACTTGAAGCCGAGCGCCAATTGTGGGAAGAAAATTTCCCGGATCTTCCACTGGATGCTGCTTACAATTGGTCACCGAAAGAGTGGCGAGGGGAAACACCAACTTACAACCTCAAAGATTGGACAGGGGAGATTACCACTGCAGAGGTTGAAGCAGTTATGACCCTTGCGGATATTCGTTATGCAAGTAAGGCAGAGAGCAAGACATACACAACCATTGGCGGAGTATTCAGTATTGCAGATCGTGAGCAGGGGCTATCCTCTGTTATCCGTCGGGAGGGTATTGGTGAATTTGTTGGAAGAAAGTTTGGGGTTGCGGAGGAGACAATGCAAGATCCTGGAATTAGAAGAAAGACTCAGGAAATTGAATTTTCGGAATACTACGGACGAAAAGAAACCATTAAAGAACCAGTTTCTGAACCATTACCGTTTTAAGATATGGGTAAAATATGCAGATATACGGAAGATGAATATCGATGGGCGCTTTGTAAGATTGAATATAGTGAATCAAAAGAGTACGCTAGATTGAATGCTAGAATTATTAGTAACCACTTTAGTTTTATTGATGATGATGTTTTTGGATGTGAATCTAGATATAGAATGACAGATAGTGAATTAAAAGAAGCAGAAAAATTAAGAGGTGAAATAGAATTAGCAAAAAAGATTATTGAGCTAAAAAAAGCTAGAGAAATTACAGAGGATCTTGCTCCAAGGTACATTAAAAAAATCCTAAAGAATAATCAAGAGCCTATAAATGATTATACAATACTTTTAAAGAAGTCTAAAATTAAAATTTTAAGGAAAATAAACTATGAAACCGAAAAACAACAAAGATATATTCAATGAGTCAGCAAAAATTTATGACATATTATCTGCGCAAGGAGATAAGACTGACGTTCTTAAAGCTTCCCTTTTAGCTCTAAAGCAAATGGCAAACTGTTTAGATATTGAACTTAAAAGAGCAAAAGTATTGAAGGATTTAGGTGAAAAGGATGTTAAGATTAGAGAGATAGAAGATTACAATATTGATAAAATTTTCTAACCATGGCAACACAAGAAAATCAAACCACAGGTCTAGCAATACACCTGTCCCAAACAGACCTGCAAAGTGCAGGTGCTGTTTATACTCAGGCGGCGTCATACTTGAATAAATACCGCGCGACACAAGAAGCTTTGATATCGCTTGCTAATAAGGCTGGCGAAAAATTAACCAAAGAAATGGATGATAAGTTAATGGCTTGGCAGGTATCTGCAAAAAAAGCCGTTTCTTCCATCGAAGCACAACGCAAGCCGTTTACCGAAAAAGCACACGCTTTCATCAAAGCATTCACAGCGATAGAAAACGAGTTGGGAAAAGACTTGTACGATCCAATTCAAAAATTGCGTGACAAGTCTGCAAAGATTCATGCAGAAGAAGCCGCCGAAGCTGCACGTAAAGAACGCGAGGAACTTGCCGCAAAGCAAAAGCGAATCGATGACATTGCCAATTTGGAGACGCAATTAAGGAATGGGTATGCGACATTGCTTGGAGAAACCAAGCGCACAATTCTACATGTGTACAGTAATTTCGATTTGGCAAACGCTGAGGAAGCCAAGACTGCAGTTCAGTCATTCGTCAATGCAAAGCTTTCAACAGAAGCGTGGGAAACTATTACGTTGGTTGGCTCAGAGGAGTTGATCGGCGAGGTTCGCACGGAAGAGCGTTTCGCTACTTGCTCAACTCATTTTACTAGCGAGGTAACCAAATACGCTGAGTATATCCTATCTATTTTCCCTGCCTGTGTTGCCGAATTAGAAAAAGGTATCGCTGACAATAAAGCAGCTGAAGAACTCTGCCTAAAGCAGGAACAGGAAGCCGAGGAAGCTCGATTGGCAGCAGAGAAGCGCGCTGCAGATGAAGCCGCCAAAGCAAAACAACAGGCGAATGTTACTGTCATGGTTGCGCAGGCAAACAGGCAGGAGGAAGCACCAAAGACTATTGAAAGCTATTCGGTGGTTGTGGGAAGTGTAGACGGTTGGCGTGCAATAGTGGATTATTATCTAACGAATAGCGGTACCGCTCTGGAGGATCTAGGGAAGGTGAAATTGGATAGCATGAAAATGTTTGCAGAGAAGCAAGCAAAAGCAACTGGCGAAATTGTGGATCATAAGGATGTCGTGTACGAGCCTAAATACAAGGCTGTCGCACGTGTAAGTAAAAGGAGGGCTGCGTAATGGGGACAAAAATCACGAACTACCATTGTGACGAATGTGAAAACGGAATTGTCATGGTCAAGAAGAAGGAAATTGGCAGACGTATCGATTTCAAGTTTGAGGATTGCAATGTCTGTAAAAAGGCTTTTGGTTTAAAAAGAGTCGGATCTTTAAAAATGGTTTCTAATATACAAGGGGAGATAATAGCATGATACACTTAATCTACATTTATTTTATCATAAATGCATTTATTGCTGGATCTGCTAACAATTGGAAACTGTTATTAAGAGACTTATTCATTGGAATACCGTATTATGTCTTAGATATTGCTTTTTCTTGGGTCAGCCTAATAATTTGGAGAATAAATTCAAAGTGCTTCTTTATATAATTTTTCAGACTTTGGTTCACTGATCGTTACAAATTTTTTGAAATTAGGATGGATTACGTTAGAAGTCGACTTGTTGAAGGTAATTGGTTCGAACGGCAATTCATAAAACAATTGGACAAGAAATACGGCTACGGCATCACGAAAGGAGACCCCAAACCATGAACCAAGTCCACCTAACCAAATCCCAAGCCGAGGAAATGTATTATCAGATCAATTCGTATTACCTTTTCCTGCAATGCGCTGAAAACGTCGACAAGTGTTTCTTTGTTCCGATTAAATTTTGGTCGCCTATTATGAATAACCATCTGCGTAAGGCTAGGGAAAGCACGACGTTCCTACTCGCGGAGTTTCGAAAGCACTTCCGTCCAAAGGACAATGATACTGTTCAATTTGAAGCGCCGGCAGAACTTTACAGGGCAATGGATTTCTTCTCCCGTCTATCGCCTGAAACAATATCGGAGATTATGGATAATCTTGAAGCGGAGAAAGAAACAGCAAACAAACAGCTTAATTACAAACAATTTAATTTTTATAAAAATGTCTAACAGAAACTTAAACGGGTCAATTGCCCTAACAAAACTTACTCAATCAGTGATCCTTGAAAAGAAAGGTATATCAGGAATCGTTCGTGGTATTTTCTTACCAATCGATGGCAACCACCTAACCGAAAAAGATGGTGCTGTATATATGGATGTTCGTGTAACAGTTCGTGAGGAAACTGATCAATACGGCCAAAATGGATTTATCAGCAAAGGGATTCCAAGTGATGTGTACAAATCACTGAAAGACACACCCGATGCTTTAAAGGCAGCGCAACCGATCTTGGGCAATATCAAGGATTTCTCATTGCAGAATAATTCGGCACCAGTTGCCACGGTTGATGACGACGACGATCTACCGTTCTAAAAAGAGTGGTGTCCTAGAACCAACATTATTAAAAGCGGTGACTGTGGAGGGCAAACCTTTTCACCGCTTCATTTAAAAAATCTCTAACAAAAATTTATCCGCATGACAGATCATGTATTGATTTTTTGCGCGCTACCGGAAAGTGAGGTAGTGGCATGAAAGTTACGCTTCCAACATTACGACCATACCAAGCTGAATTTGTAAAGAACTTAGCCGTAGCCCTGAGGGATCATCGCCGGGTTATTGCTTGTGCTCCGACCGGATCCGGAAAAACGCTGTGCTTTATTGACATAGCCTACAAAGCTATTGCCAATGGCCGTACCGTCGTCATCATCAGTGAGACTACCAAGATTTTTGACCAGATTATTGGTGAAGCAGGGGGTATTGAAATTGCCAATGGTAAAAAGCACGTCCAAATCAAACCGGGTCAGCTTTATATTGCTATGGCCCAAACTCTCACACGTAGGCCACTGATCCTAGAACAGCTAGCGCAATTGGAATTTCCTCCGCTTATTATTGTCGATGAGGCCCATATTGGAACACCATCAAATATCATCCGTCGATTGATCGAGGTAAGCAATCCATATATTCTTGGATTCACTGCAACACCAGACGGTAGAGTAGCAAAGCACTTGGCGGAACTGTATAACACTTGTGTTGTGTGCTGTCAGGTAGACGAACTTATCCAACAAGGTTTCCTTTGTTCATATCAACACTTGGCCCGCACCAAGGCTGATACCGATATCCTTGAAATGCGAAACGGTGAATATACCGAACAATCTCAAACCGCAGCCTTTTCAACCGCAGCAGTGTACGATGGTATTTTTGAAGATCTTCGATCAGCTACTTTCAACAAGTGCATGATTTTCGTTTCCTCCATCAAGCATGCTCGCGAGATGAACGAACGCTTGCAGGCTGAGGGATTCGCATCTGTGGAATATCATTCTCAGCTCGAAAATGGTTCCTATGAGTTAGCCAAGTTTACTGAGCTTGGCTTGGCGAATATCTGCGTATCGGTAGCGAGCTTGACAAAGGGGTTCGATCACAAGCCTATTGACCTCGTCGTATTAAACCGCGCAACAACCTCATTGCCTCTGTATCTCCAAATAATAGGCCGCGGGAGTAGACCCGTTTGGGCACCCGACGGCACACCACTTAAAACACACTTTCGTGTACTGGATTACGGTGGTAACTGGGAGCGTCACGGATTATACTTCGAGGATCGTGATTGGGAAAATATGTGGGAGGTTACTAAACGATCAAAGAAAGGTGAAGGCGTGGCACCAGTGGCCCTATGTCCATCCTGCGAATCCATTATTTCTACAACACAACGTATCTGTCCATTCTGTGGGCACGAAAGACCATTGACCGAAAAGGAACTGGAACAAGGGGAATTGGTGGAAGTCACTTCGCATTACACCTCGCTCATCGGTAGAAAGATAAGCGAACTATCCCCCAACGAACTAGCCATTTATGCCAAAATGAAAAAGAAACAGGTTTTCGCAACCCGGGTTGCCAAGGCAAAGGAACAGATGCAAAAGGGATTTCTTTCAGCTTTCGGCGCAGCGATGGGGTACAAGTCTACTTGGGTAGATATTCAATCCAGAATGATAGGAGCAAATACAATAGAATTTACAGATATACAATTACGATAAAGATGGGAGTTGAATTAGGGAAGATATGGCCAATGATTTCCGAGTTGGTGAAGGATGGAATTTCGCTGATACCGGTGCGTGAGGAATCGGATGGTGTCCGGCCCGCCAAAACTCCATATGGTTCGTGGGCTGAGTACCAGCAGCGCGTTGCTAAGGAAGGGGAGCTGTGGGCGATCATGGAGCAAAAGAACACTACCGCAATTGCTGCTGTCTGTGGGGTTGTATCTGGTAATTTGGAGTGTATTGATATTGACTCAAAGTATTATCCGGGTATTGATGCAATTTTACTGAGTGATATTGCTAAATTCTATCCACACATTTATACTAGGCTTCGCATCCACCGCACACCTTCTGGCGGGTATCATATATTATACCGCATAATAGATCATGCACCACAGGGAAACATAAAGCTTGCGGGCCGGATGAAGTCGGACGAGGAGTTGCAGGCTGATTTCGCATCAGGTAAACGCAAGCCGACCAAAACCGTAAACTTCCTGGAGACCCGTGGTGAAGGTGGTTATTTTCTTTTTCCACCGTCGTTGGGGTACACTGTTCACCAGCCGAATCCGATTCCGGCAATTACTTGGGAAGAGCGTTGTTCATTGATCAATTTATGTCAGAGTTACTGTGAGATCACCAAGGTGGCCCCATCGCCTAAGCTTACACATACACAGGATTCTATATACACAACAAATCCTTTCGATGATTTCAATAACCAGTGTGATCCCGTGCAACTTATGGAGTCTCAGGGGTGGAAGTTCCTTCGTGAAAATGCACGCTTTATTTGGTTTACACGTCCGGGTAAAGAGGATGGTGTGTCTGCGTCTTTCAACCGTGAAAAGCGGGTGTTTTTTATTTTCACTACTTCCACCGATCTTGACGAAAAGAGAGGGTATAATCCTGCTACGCTATTTGCCGAGTTTACGCATAACGGGGATAAGAAAGCAGCATTCCGTGAATTGGTACAAGGCGGATTCGGTCAGGTAAAGCGTAACGTCGAGCAGTCGTTGGTTAAGAAAGCTGTAATCAATGGACAGGCCGCCATCCCTCCAAATTTTTCAGAAGAAGCGAAGGAAGAGTTTCAGCGATTGCAGGAACAGTTTGCCCAGATGCACCCATATGGTGTTTTTTGGGAATTAGACGATAAAGGTAAATATAAGATTAGTCATGAAGACTTTCTCAATATTGCAAAGGCGCTCGGTTTTAGATTTCATCACACTAATGTAATACAGATAAATGACAAGTTTATAGAGAAAGTGTCGTCAATAGAGTTTTTTGACACAATGAAGGGGTATATACAGGAGGAAGATGCTACTCATTACAAAGATATTTGCAATGAGTTTGAAAAGTTCATACAAGCTTCGGGAAAATTCATTTGCGAGAATAGGTTAGAGAAATTTGATGATAGTGATTGCATTAGTGACACTTATGATACATGTTATAAGTTCTTTAATAATATAGCAGTCCGAATCACTGCTGATTCAATAACAAAACTTAAATACGATAAAATAGATGGATATATATGGTCAGATAAAATGTTAGGTAGAAATTACCTTGAAGATATTGTCAATCCATCATCCCTGTATCAGACATACCTTAAGAATGCTACAGGTAATCAAAACGGAACTGTAAAGGATAACGTAAGAAATATTATAGGGTATTTGACTCATGATTTCAATTCGCCAGTTAGTCTTTACATTATCGTCATGACAGAAATGGTAAACGACGCTAAAAAAGGCGGTGGATCTGGGAAAAACATTTTCATTAATATATTAAAAAAATTCATAGGAGTTAGTACTGCGTCGGGTAGTATGGTTAAGTGGGACGATAAGTTTTACGCGGTATGGAATGAGCAAAATCGCGTATACTTTATACCTGATATACCAAAAAGGGTGCCTTGGGATATGTTGAAAAGTGCGATTGAGGATCCATTAGTAAACAAGAAATACAAAGGAGAGTATTCTGTTCCTATCGAGCTGGCTCCAAAAATCGTTTTTAATACTAATTTTTCATACGAGGATAATGATGGCGGACTACGTCGTCGTATTCGTCAGATCGAGTTTACAAATTATTACACTTTGCATGGAGGGGTTGATGTTGTTCACGGAAAGCTATTCCCAGATGGTTTTACAGATGAAGACATGAGGGGGTTCGATGACTTTGTAATGGAATGTATTCAATATCACCTTAAACAGGGGTGTAAAATTAAAAAAGAAAATCTGAGTTCAATCGGATGGGATAAAAAGTTTATAAACCAATATGGAGATAAAACACTTGAGTTTTTCATGGACAATATTAACTCTTGGTTGGTTAGTGAACATGTTGAGGTTTCCAATTTTCAGCGTGCTTACGATGAATATGTAGCGACAGATTTGAAAGAGAAATATAAGTTAAGTCAAAGGACTTTGAATGCAGCATTAACTGATTTTTGTGAACGTTATGGTATAGATTTTCAGCAATCAATTGTTAAAAAAGTAAATTCCATATCTAAAAGGGTTCATGTGTTTAAAGGAAAGCTATTTATGGAAATTGAGGAGGAGCAGGAAGAGTTTCCTTTTTGATGTGAAAATTTTACTACTGATAAACAGTGAATTACAAATATTTTGTTTAAAATGTTTGAATTGTTTAAAATGTTTAATATGTTTGTAAAGTCAAACACGGTCAGGAGCGACCGAAGTTGACAGAAGGCGAACGCAGTCGCCTTGATGTACTGCAAAAAAAGCGCGGTTAGAAGGAGGGCAATCCTAACTAACCGCTAGTAAAAAGTCTCTAACAAAGAATTTAAACGTGATGCAAAGTAACGTAAAAGAATCAACAATCGTAAATATCGCTAAAGAAATAGTTGGCGATATAAGTTTAGATGAAGCACTGCAGCTTCACGCAGACTACCAAATGGACTGCAGTACGACTATCTGTCCTTTCTGTTCCTCGGTGGTCAGTGATGACCAGCTGGTTTATGTTACCTACTCTGAGAGTAGTTGGGAAGATCCATCCGAAGCTCATAATGAGTGCCCATGCTGCAGAGTTGAATTGTCCGCAAGCTGTTTAGAAAAGCCTGATTTTGAAAATTGGTTAAAGGTTACGGCATGAAAACCGAGGGAAACAATTTTGGTGGGTTGGATCAGATCCAGCCACCATTGTGGGATGCAACTAATGATCGTACTGATCGTGACGAAGTTGCCGAGCGTCTTTCGCGCCTCCAACAGGCTTGGCAAAAGAATAAGTTTAAGCCAGCTACAAGAATGGAATATCTGATGCGTAGAATACGTGGTATTTGGAGACGGTTGGTTTTCCGGGGCCAGACCGCCATCAACCGGTGGGATAAAATCCTGCATTCTGAAAAGGTAATGGTTGCAATTTGCGCAGTGCTTCTTGCACTATGCATGATCGTTGGATTTTTACTAGGTATTAATTCTCCAGATTAAAACATGAACATACACACTTTACAGCAACAATACGGAATTAAACTGATCCACCTTGACGGATCAACACAAATGGTGTACAAGCGGAAAATTGTTTCGCTGCCAAGAGCGCCGTGATCGTTGGAAGAATTACGCAAATTGATATTTATTGAGTTTGCGATCCGTATTGAAAAATAAATTTGCATAATTCATTTTTGTTTATCAAATTTGAAGTGCGAACAGCGTGGAGTGAGTCCACGACAAATTTTTCTTAACAATAAAGCTCAGGCATACCGGTGAAAGTCCGGGAACTCTTCGGTACTCCGACGCTGTTCGCGGTGACCTGAGCCTATTTTTAATTTTTCAGTTATGCGAACAGCGAAAAATAAACACCAATTCACTCTAAATTTCACAGAGGATGAAATTTATCAAATCGAACGCTTATTCTTCAATCTAAGCGAATTTAACACCTTTAATAGTCTTGGGTATTCAAATGATGTTATGACAGTACTATTGGATGGTATAGACCATCATAATGCTGAAAATATCAAAGATGCTGTGCAATTATTAAATACCATTGCTTACTCCGCTCAAGCTATTCAGGTGGCGCATTTGAATATGCAAGATCAGATTAAAGCATTCGAGAATGAAATGAACTTGGAAGAATCATTTAAAAAATATAAACGATGAAAGAACTTATTAAAATACAAGAAAACGAAAGTTTAGGACAAGCAGTGTCAGCTAGGGAGTTGTATCAATTTTTGGAGCTAGATCAAAAAAACTATTCTCACTGGATTAAAAGAAATATCACTAATAATGCTTTTGCTATAGAAGGAGAGGATTATATAGCTTTTTCAGATTTTTCTGAAAAAGCTCCTGGAGGACATCCGTCGATAGACTATGCCCCGTACAAAATAGACTTTTCGTCTTTAAAGACGAAAAGTATTATGGGCCGACCAACACAAGACTTCGCCCTCACTCCAACATTCGCGAAAAAGCTATCAATGCAGGCTCCAGGAGAAAAAGGAGAAATTGCGAGAGATTATTTTATTCAGTGTGAAAGTATTGCCAAATCAATCCAAAATGGCATGGGTATTCAGATTCGTAACGGACAGGCAACTATATCAACTCGCTCAATTTCAGGCACCACAGGTATTTTACATGATGAATTAATTAGGTTGATTAAAACCTACCTACACGAGCACACCGAAGTATTAAACGAAAAACGATACCCACGTAAAGGACATCTAAGGAAAGGTAAATTCTTAATTGAGAATATATGGGAGTTATACATTCATAACAATAAAGGGGTTCCTCAAAAAGAATACATTCTGACACGCGATGGATTAAACTACTTAGTTAAATGGTATGGATTTTTAGCGTTTTCAGGCTTTCTTCCGTATTATTCAAGAGAGTTTGAAATACTTGCCCATCAAGAACATATAAAAGCATTAGAATAGCTTAAAAACAATAGTCAATACGGCCCCTTCTGAAAAGTTGGGGCTTTTTGTTTCTCATATAACCAACTTCTACTTGCTTATACAATTTTTTTTAATATTTCCAAATTTATAGTAAAGTTACAGGTTTACACAGTATGGGTACAGCATGGTTACAAGAGTTTCAGTAACTAAAAAGTACGTCTTTTTTACTTTAGACCATGTTTTTTTATGCGGTTACAGGAGTTACTACATTTTTAGTAAAAAAAATATTTTAAAAAAAATGCTATATAAGTGTTATAACACACAACCGTTTGCGTAAAAAAAAGATCATATGTAATTATTTATTTTATAGGGAAAAGTTAAAAACATGTGTTTTCCTGTAACCTTATGAAAAAAGTGATTCTGTTTGCAGGAAACGAAGTTTTTACCTGTAACCCAAAATGTGGGTTCCGGTAACTTTTTATCTTTTCCCTCCATTCCCAACTTATTTTCACATATCATTTGCGTTATATAACGTTATGTTGTATTTTTACTTTGTGTATGTCAATGGGGGCCGGATCAGTCAAGGGTGAAGGCTCCTATTGTTAAAATGAACAAGAATGACAGAGGAGCAACTACAAGCAAAAATTTTTCAGCATATGTGGAATTATTACCCTTCAACAAGAAGGAAGTTTTTCCATGTTGCTAATGAGCTTCCTAACGATGCAGAATACGTACTCTCACAGGTACAGCGTCATGTTGGCTCTCAACGTTGGTTTACCATTCTACGTGAATCAATCCGCAAACGTATCGGAATGTTCTTGTCACGGAGACGTGCAAGTGGTATTGTTCCAGGCATACCTGACATGATCCTTATCAATTCAGGCCGTGCATTCGGTTTTGAACTAAAAACAGAAGACGGTACTGTTTCTCCTGCTCAAAAAGAAGTACACAAAACTTGGTCAGAAGATGGTACTCCCGTGTGGGTTATCCGATCTCTTGAAGAATTCCTTGACGTAATTGTTTCAATCATTGGTCAACCAGAAATTAAGAAAGCGTCATGAGTAACCGCACCGGAGATAATATCGCCAAATACCTTTCATCACATCACCCAGATGTTTACCAGGAAGTAACAGATAAACTACAGTCAATTCCATGCACACCTGAATTGGTTGAACGCGTGGTGAATATAGCGTATCTCAGGAGTGAAGAAGTTTGGAGAGTTAGATTGATAGCTACTACAGCAGTTCTTTTGCTTTGTTCACCTGAATCAATTCACGCTGATACTATGATCCGAAAGGGAGTTGCTTTGACTATTGCGGATATTCTTGGGGTAAGTAAACAAGCTATTGCAAAGAAGCTTGAGCAATGTAGGTTTTACTACACCAAAACAGTTTGGGCAAAAGATACAGTAAACGAAATTTTAGAGGAGGTGAGGGGAGATGAGTCGCAAGGTTAATAAGCAAAAGGCTATTGAATTAATACTTGTTGAATTGGATAAAGGCACAACTTATACTGAGTGTTTGGACCTAATTGGTACTAAATGGTCCCTATCTTCAACTACATTTAAACGGTATTGGAAAGAAGCAAACACATTGCATTCTACTCGTATTCAAGAGGTTCAATCTGAGTTGAAAGAAGAACGATTAGAAATTGAGAAAGAACGTCTTAAAGCTGATCTGAAAACAAAAAACGAAAGAGTAATGATCCTTCAATCTCAAATTGATGATATCATTAAAGAGTTAGAAGATGGATTTTGCTATGATGTTAATGGTCGAGGAAAGCCATATAAACGACACTTGTTACCATCCGAAAAAACAGGTATGCGTAAGTCAATAAAAGATCTTCAATCAGAAATTTCAAAAATCGAAGGCGACTATGCTGCTCTTAAACAGGATTTGAACGTAAATGGATCAATAAGCCCTGAGAATTGGCTCAAATTGCAAGGAGGTAAGTAATGGTAGTTGTAAAGGATAAATTTCAACCGATTTATACGGATAAGGATCACTTCATAATTTTAGTGACAGGTGGTCGTGGATCAGGTAAATCATTTGAGGTTTCTACCTTCGTTACTAGACTTACTTTCGAAGCTGGTCATAAAGTTTTATACAGTCGGTATACGATGAAATCGGCTGATATATCCGTTATTCCTGAAATAAAAGGAAAGATTGACTTAGATGGAGTGTCGCAACATTTCACGGTTAAATCAGAGGATATTATCAACGAATACTCGAAGAGTGAAATCATGTTTCGCGGTATCAAAACATCATCAGGGAACCAAACAGCCAACTTAAAATCAATTGAAGGGCTTACGACGTTTGTGGGGGATGAAATGGAGGAGTGGCAGAGCGAAGACGATTACGATAAACTAATCCTTTCCATTCGTAAAAAAGGAATACAGAATCGTGTAATCCTGATCATGAACCCTTCGGATGATGAGCATTTTGTTTACAAAAAATATATCCAAGATTCACATAGGATCGAGGTAATTGACGGTGTTGAGGTTCAGATTTCAACACACCCTAATGTACTTCATATTCATACATCTTATCTGGATAACATTGAGAATGTCAGCCACACTTTCTTGGACGAAATATCAGAGATTAAGCGTAAAAGTGAGAAGCAAGCCCATGAAGCTGCTATTGCTGAGTTCACTGATATTGATAGCGAAGAGTATGCAAAGGCTTACCACAGAGCGTTCCAGCGCACCAAATATGCTTATGTGGTTATTGGTCGTTGGGCTGATATTGCGGAGGGTGTAATATTTACAGATTGGGAAGAAGGAGAGTTCGACGAAAGCCTTCCATACTTATACGGGCAAGATTATGGTTTTAGTATTGACCCTACAACGCTTATTAAGGTGGCTGTTGATGAACGTAGGAAACGAGTATATGTAAAAGAATGTTTTTACACTAAAGCTCAGTTGAAGCTTCAGAATCTTTATAACATGAACCTATCATACATTGATTACCCCAAAGATCTTATAGTCGGTGATAGTGCAGAAGATAGGTTGATCGCTGATTTAGCGGCATTAGGTTTAAATATTGAAGAATGTGACAAAGGTCCAGGAAGTGTTAAAGCAGGAATAGCTGATTTAATGGATTATACTATAGTTGTAAGCCCCGATTCTCCAAATATTAAACGTGAGTTGAAAACATACGTTTGGAGTGATAAGAAGGCTAATATACCAGTCGATTCAAATAACCACACTATTGACCCAATTAGATATGCCAAGCGTAGGCACAAGAAGGGTATTCATGGTTTTGACGACTCAATAATAGGAATGTTTGGCTAAGTACCGCGGTGTACAGTAAAGATAAACTTATGGCAAAAGAAATTAAGGTGGCAACAGCTGCCATTGATCCAAAGATAATTGAAGAATTAGGTAAGGAGTCAGCTCCTGCCTATGAGGTTAAGAAGGAAACCGACATCAAGGAGCATAATATCTATGATGAGCAGCTGAGGAAGAGGAAAGAGGTCAAGAAGAAGGTGATCGGGGCCGATGGAAAACCAGTAATGCAGGCCGATGGGAAAACCCCGACACTAACATCAACATACGTAGATCCGGCTCGTCTTCCTTTAGCTTTGCAGGAGATCATTGTTACTCGCAGGGTGGCGTTTATGAACCTGGGCAAGGCACGATTGTATGCTGAGCCTGATGGCAACGACCAGGAAAGGGCTTTCAATCTATTGCAACGTCTTCGGGAAAACAATAAGGTAGGTTATAAGGAATCCGAGATTGCCAAGCTTTTGAATAAGGAACTGCAGGTGGCTAAGTTATGGTATTCCAAAGATATGTTGGATGCGAGTCATTGGGGTGGCTACAGCAACGTGAATAAGGACTTCAAAATGCAGATCCTTGCGCCAAGCAAAGGCGACACCCTTCTTCCTGTGTTCGACGCAACAGGCGATTTAACGTACTTCGGTAGACAATATGATCGTCGCAAATCATTAGAGGAATTAGCAGGCGAAACCAGTGGCGGCGACAAGACCGTGAAATGCTTTGACATCTACAGTGCGGACCGGCTATTGAAGTTTGAGCAGGGAGGATCCGGTGGAGGTGGTGAAGGTGGATGGACACTCGTTGCAACGGTGGACTTACCATACAAAAAGCTTCCTATTATCTATTACTCCAAAGATACACCGATATGGGCCAACGTGCAGCCATTGATCGAGAGATTGGAAACGGTTATTTCCAACTTTGCTGATACAAACGACTATCACGCTTCGCCTACTTTAGTGTTTAAAGGAGCGGCCGGAGCGGAAGCACAGGAGAAAGGGGAGAACGGCAAGGCTGTCTTACTGACGGGTGAACATGCCGATGCTAAGTATGTGACCTGGGATCAGTCGGTTGCTGCTGTGGAGCTGGAAATCGATACCTTAGTGAACTTCATCTATTCGCTCACACAAACACCAAATATCAGTTTTGAGGAAATGAAAGCGTTAGGCGATCTTTCAGGCGTCGCGTTTGATCGTGTGTTTATTGATGCCCATTTGGCTGCAAGTAATGAGATTGACGGCGGATATGGTGAGTTATTACAGCGAAGTGTGAATTTGGAAAAGGCGTTATTGGCGAGTATGGACACTGGGCTTACTGCTGCATTGCAGGAACTGGCTGTTACTGTTGAGGTACCAAGATTCAAACTTGACGATTTGGATGCTGACGTTGATTTGGCGATCAAAGCTAAGGGCGGAGGTTTGATATCGGGTGAGACGGCGATGGGTATGTCTGGACTGGTGACCAACGTACAGGACGAGATGGCGAAGATTAAGGCTGAGGGATCGGCAGGTGCCGGGGAAGATGGGACGGTTGTGAAGTTGAAAGGCGCTGGTTAGCATGAAGCCGGATCCTTGTAAAACAAAATGTTTAAAATGTTTAATAAATGTTTGTTTTGTTTGAAAATTGTGTTATATTTGTTCAAGTGATCGGGGCAACGGTCACACAGTGGTAAGAGACTAGGGTCGTTATAAAAACTCTAACAAGAAATAATCCCCAATAGCGAGAAGCAAACGACACGTAGTCGGTTGGGGTGCCGAAAGGCTAAAATAAATAGAATATGAAGTATAATATTCAAAACACATTTTACTTTCAAAGGAAAGTTTTAAGAGTAGCTTTATCAAGGTTGCTACTTGAGATTGAAAGACCATTTGTTTGGCTTTTGAATATTATAAAATAGTTCTTAGAGTAAAGAAAAATATAGGCCGCATGGTGTGTAAAGAGATTTTGCAACGGGTCGGGATACCACATGAAACAAAGGTCTTAAAATGACGGCTCGGAAAGACGAGCAAACGGTCTATTGGCTTAGTTGGTTAGAGTGCTCGGTTGTCAGCCGAGAGATCACGGGTTCGAATCCCGTATAGACCGCGAAAGATTGTTCTTTGAAGATATAACCATCTGCTTGAAAATAGACATAAGGGCGTAAAGAACATAAGAACCACTCCTTAAAGCTACTCAAGCTGTTGTTTATTCGATGGATTGTCAACTCAAAAGGCTCGCCATAAAATTTGTTGGATGAGAATCGAGCACCAACTGGCTATTACGTTGAGCGCGTACAGATGGTTTAAAAACATAAAGCAAGGTGCGTGTAGCTAGTTAGGCACGTCTTGAAGGCCTCCAAAACTTCCTTTGCTTTTAAATTGAGGTGTGGCGGAAGGGGTTGGCGGTTCGCCGGCCGTGGTAGACGCAGCGGTGGATTTTGGTACTAGCTAATATAGGCCAATTTTAATGCTCGGAGAGATTAGATGAATCCGATGCAGGTTCGACTCCTGTCACCTCAACTGCAAATCCAAGAAATTGCGTGCCCAACTTACAGTTGTGAAACTGAATCGTTGGAATTTGGAGCGGTGGCGGAATGGTAGACGCTTTTGACGAAAGATTACATCTTGGTATGGATAATTGGGTTCGAATCCCACGGATGTAAATGCAGGTTCGATTCCTGCTCGCTCCACGACGGTGAAGTCAATTAATAAAAATGTTATGTCTAAAACAGCAAGGGCAAAATTTAAAGTAGATGAAGTAACTGATTATGGTTATGGAGCAAAGAGGGTAAAACTATCAGCGGTTTATTCGCATGATAGAAACAGTGAAGACAATCAATTTAGTCAAGCTACACCAAGCGGTTCGATTGAAATGATGGTTACCAATCCTGATGCATTAGAGTTCCTGCAACCAGGAAAATCCTACTATGTGGACTTTAGCGAAGCTCAAAACTAGCATTGACAGCCGGGAATAGACCGGCAAACGAAGGGATAGTATAATGGTATTATGTGGAGCTTGGTTGCTCTTTGATGGCGGTTCGATTCCGTCCCCTTGGCGGCCTTGGGCAAGCAGAGCAAATCGTAAGTTGCTGATCGCCCCTTAGTGGATAAAGGAGCACCTGACATGATGTTGGGTGCTTAATAAAATTTTAGATTATGGAATCAGCAGATATAGCATTAATAATCAGTTTAGTTTGCTTTATTGCTTCATTAGCTTTATTGGCATATTCAAGATTTTGCAACAAAAAGTATTTGAGAGATCTTGATAAATCAAACAAAGAATATAAGCAATTAATTGAGGAATTGAATAATGTAAATGATAAACAAAAACAAAGTGGTCAAATTCGACCACATTAAAATGTGCCCGTAGCTCAGTGGTAGAGCGAGGACATTCGTTTAGATGGGTCGTTGGTTCGAGTCCAACCGTGGCGCACAAATACTTTTCATAATTTAGGTTTATAATTGGTTAGCCGTGGGGTTGTCTCCCAAACACCTCACGGTTTTTTTCAAACTTAGGCCGAGGTTGTGGAAATGGAATAGAAGTATTATTAGATCAATTATAGAATGGAAATTACACAGAACATGATCGAATGGTTGGCCAACGGTGAACGTGGGTGTTCCAGTGAAGCAATATTTACTAAGATAACTGGAATTAATGCATGCAGTGACTTCCACGGAGTTACTGATATCCCTCACGATCCAGCAGATTTTAGACGCTGTCACTTATTACTAGAGAAATGTCCGGAACTAAAACTTCATCTACATAAAATGAGATATGTGTCTTTGGATTGGAAAGCCTTGGTTGATAATTGGGAAGAACTAACAGATATGCTTGGTAGAAGAGATCCAAATATGTATACGTTTATGAAATCACTTAGGAAAGAAGCATAACAAATGGAAACACTAGCAATATTCTCAATAGTATTCATGTTCGTCACAATGGCATTGAATATTGTATCAATGCTTATGCATATGAACCTAATTAGCTCTTGTATGGACGAATTATCTACCAAATGGGAGAAAGGTATATTCTTACTGGTTCATGTTCTTATAGGGGCGTTTTTGATCAATTTTTGGTATAAGATAAAATAGGAGAATCAATGGATTTAACAGGGAAAGCAAGAGAAGACTTTTTCGCATGGCTCGATATACAGGGAGTTAGTGGAGTAGATATAAGTAATTGGGAATTCGAAAAATTTCATTTGCTATCAGGGGTATCGCAAAATGCACTTATTATAGAGTGGTTAGATAGTATTCAAATTTACGTAAGTGTGGTACCTGTTTTTCCAGTAGAGCTTTATGGATATAGTTTTAGTGTTAATTTGAAAACGGATTACACAAGATTTAAAAGTCGTAATGCGGCAACAGAATTTGCTATCAATAAATCATTGGAGGGATACGGTCTGTGACATTATTTGAAAACACCTGCAGAAGCTTGAAGGCATGTAAGTACAATGGTTGCGAAATTATAAGGTTTATCGGTGTAACTATCGAGTATTCTATTGCTATGCGAGAAACCGTTGAGTATAGTGTTAGACTATTACAGGAAGTTAGTATAAGGCTATATTCTGATCGTATGAAAGCGGAATTTGCATTTTTTAGAATTGAGCAGATAGCGAAAGAAATAGCACCTATTATTCAATTTCGGGAGCCGATCAAAGAAAAGAAACCTAAATACATTCGTCAACAACATAAACTTGCCCAAAGGAATTACAGGAGGAAATAAGTATGAAAAAGATAGTAAACTACCTTAGTAATCGTAAATCGGTTAAACTGCGTAAATGGTGTGTAGAAAAGACATTAAAAGCCAATGTGCCAGGTGGTGAGTTCCTGGCTACAATAGAATGGCTTTATAAGTGGGTGTCCAAAGGATCTAATTAAGCTCTATAGGGACATTGAATTTTATCTTTGACAATGATGTCTGTTCAGTTTCACTATTGCCCTTGGCACCAAGAGTCAATGCTCCTAATAAAACACCTATACCGCCATTGACCCCGTCTTTTGTTCCATCTGTTAATGATACTTCAAATTCAATATTGGATATCATTGTTGGTTTAGAAGTGGGGCCAATTCCACTTTTTACATAAGGTATACCTTCAGACACTAGCCCTCCTTGGGGAAGTATATTTTTTCCGGTAGATTCTTTAGCTGAGGAAATACCCTCATAGATGTTTGTTATTACATCTTTGATAAATTCGCTTAGTTGCATAATTTTGATTTTTAGGAATATAATGATTCAAAGATAGTATTTTTAAAGGAACAATGAAGAAAAGCAAAGGAGAGCGTTTAGGAGGTCGTTTAAGAGATAGAACAGGAAGCTAGAAAATAGCTTAGTTGTTTTCAGGAAATCGGAGTGGGCGAATGCCATGCCCTGCTCCTGATCGGTCGATACAACGAAAGGCATTTGCAAGTGAAACCCTTGCCCTGTTCTTTGAAATCCACCCAGCATCGTGTGATGTTTGGGGGATTTTTTTGTTGTTATACTTTCTCAAAAATCCGACACCTTAATGTCCCTATTTTGGTTAAATGTATAACCTTATGGGGTATGAACCGTATACCTGTATGTGTGCAATATCTTTTTATTGCTCTGATATACATTTTTACACCTATTGCTTTTGGTTTGTATTTTTCATTAAAGTCAGACACAGGTATAGTTCCTAAAGACAGCCATTCGTCAATATAGTTAGTGATATTATCATAAACATATTGCTCGTATGTCAGAATAAAGTTTTCTTGCCAAGTTATTTTGGGCGGGTCAATAGGAGTGGGTTTTGGAATCGTATCCAAATTATATCCAGCCTTACCCATTGAATCCAATATAAACTCCTCGATTATTTCCAATTTATCAGCCCTAGCCTCTAATTGCTTCATATCATTATGAAGTTCCTGCCGTTGCCGTTGGAGATCTTCAGCAAGCATAGTCAGTGATCCCTTAGTGGACTGGGATTTAGCTATTTTTTCACATTCGATAAAGTATTGACGTGCTTGGCGGCCTTTTGCTGATCGTTGGATCATGCTTATTTCTTTGGCAGTGTCTAAAGTTAGGGCGTAATTGATTGATGGCCTGCCGCCAGTACTTTCTTCCAAAAAAGGAATAAAGTCTTTTCCATCTTCAAATCCGTATTCAAACATTCTTTTACACCATGTAGTGAAGTTGGAATTTACCTCCAAAAATTCATGAAGTTCACGTGCAGACACCGACCTGATACCGGCATAATTAGCATTGATTTTAATTAGTTCTTCCATTATTGCAGACCCCCTTCCGTTTGTAAAATAGAAATTGATTGTTTAATAAGGCGGTCGCTCAGATTAATTCTGCTTAAAGTCTGAATGGCTTCAGTGATCTGCTCTTTATTATCTTCATCCATAGATAAAAGAAGAGCATTCATAATTGAATTACATCTGTCAGTCTGCATTACATCGTTTAACCAATTGAGTTGATACAAAAGGTTGTGCAAGTCCTCAATGGTGTCTTTGTCCATTACGATCGACTTTGGTAGTTCTTGAGTACTCAACATGACAAACCTCCTTTCATTTCCTGAAGGTAAGCCGGTGAAGCAATACCACATACAGCAGCTACCCAAATTTCGTCGGTGTAACGTTCGCCCACACTTTCGTAGATGTCAACGGCGATCCTTAGGGAGACATTGTAAATAGTTTGAATTTCTTGGATTTGATCGACTGGCACAGATGGTGCAGTCATGAAAGCTACGATGTTGGATGGTAGCTTGTGGGTTTGATTTTTCGCTGTGACGATCATGTCTTGAAAAAATAAGTATTAAAAAGCCCGGACGTGATCGTCACAGCCGTCAAAGACGAGAAGTCGGGAGGCGTTACCGCTCTCCTCCGTCCGGGTATATCTAATAAAATCTCAAGTTTATAGTTCTTGACAACTGTAACGATCAAAAGCTAAATTGAGAATAATTTTTTATAAATGCAAATTATATTTTTAAATATTGATAAGTGATAACCATCCAATTTATGTAGGAAGAGTTATAATCTTTTTTCTTTACAAATTCTTTTTTCACTGTTCCATCATTATTGTATTCGTATTCAATTAATAATCCGTCGCTTGTATTGAACCCAAATAGCCTTTCCTTTATTTTAATCCTTCCATTATTGTCATATATGTAACTATATTTATTTATTACAGATGGCTTGTCCATTGTTTTTAAGTTCTGATAAGATTCTAATGTAATATTGCCATGACTATCATATTCATAAAAATCGTATCTATTTGGTGAAGTTTCTTTTAAACTTCTACTTGACTTTTTAACCAATAAACCTTTGTCATTATATTCATATTTATACTCATAGAATGGCTCTGTGAATGTGGAATAATTAGTCTCAGTATCTATCCTATTATTTTTATATGAATATGTAGATTTATCAACAAGTCCGGTTGATTTCCAAGTTTCGTACCTAATTAATTTTTTATTTTCGTAAAAATATCTGTATACATAATTAGTTGTTTTACCACTCTCAGCTTTTTCTTTCAAACTTCCATCGTCGTTGTAAGAATATTTGTTTGTATACAAGTAATTAATTTGTTGATCGTAATCATAATTAAATCGAATATTTTCCTCTATTAACTGATTATTATAGTTGTACTTCAATGATTCCCAATCTTTGGAAGAGGGATCCAATTCTCCGTATTTATATGGTTGATATGTTTTCTTTATCAATAATCCTTGATTATTTGGAGTTTCATCTGGCGACTCACTCTTACTACACCCTGAAAGAATACCAGCCGCTAAAAGGGTTATAAACAATAATTTTTTCATAAATTATAAATTAATTGATTAAATAATCGCCTAATATATCAATTCTCGCTCTCCTGTCAAAACGTTTTTTGGTAAACCGTTACGCCAAACATTTTTCAAATATAACAAACATTTTAAACAAACAAAACATTTTTGATATGTTGTGTTATGTTTCACACGCCCCACAACTCCACGTTGTCCACAGAACGAATGACAACCACGACTATTTCCCTTAACCAACCCTTCAAGTTACTTTTGTTATATCGGGTTCTAACTGTTTAGAAAGGCCATTCGATATGGGTAGACACTGGTAAAAACAAAGACAAATGGATATCAAAAAAGCAATTAGAGCATTACTTCAAACCAAGTTTGGGGGCGCTCAACTTTCAGCAGCTCGTGTAGATGAGTTGGCAAAACGATTTGAAGGTAAAGTTACAACAGAGGAGGAACTGGAAGCAAAGATGGGAGCGATCAACGAATACTTGCCATTTACAGATTTGGCTAAGGACGACGATCGCGCAAGGAGTGTACAAGCGGAATTGGATAAATTAAAAACTCCAGCTCCCGCACCACAACCTACGCCACCAGAACCAACACCTGTTCCAGCGCCTGCGGCAAGTGAAGAAGTGCCAGCTTATATTAAAGCTATCACTGATGGAATGAAAGCCTTGACCGATACAGTCGCAGGACTGAAAAGTGAAAAGGTTGTTACTGATCGTCAGTCGCTGATCATGGGTAAGTTGGCTAACGCAGACAAAGAGTATAGTGCTAAAGTTTTACGCGACTTCGGTCGTATGAGCTTTGCTACTGATGAGGACTTCAATACTTATCTGGCTGATGTTGAAACGGACTTCGCTAACCATACGCAAACGCAAGCTGAAAGTAAATTGGGGAAGGATAGTCCATTTTCAAGTGTAGGTAAAGATGGCAAAGTCAAAGAGGCAACTAAGGAAGAGTTGGATTCTGTGATGAGCGAAATTGGGTTACAATAGTTATTCAAATGGGAACAACAGTAAATTTAAACAACGACGAACAAATCATCGATACCTCACGGGACACCGTGATTATCGTTGACAACTTCCAGTCAGTTCGTGGTGGACGTGCCCTAGATGTGACAGGTTACACACCTAAAGTCATTTATGCGGGGCATGTTATCATCAAAGATACAGCGACAGGAAATATTTATAAGCCCATGCCAGTAAACTCGGGTGCAACTGCTTATGCAGCTTTGCCGGCAGGGTACGAGTATGCGCATATTTTGATCAATTCGATCTTAACAGCAAAACCCGCTGCTGGATTATTAGTGAGGGGAACAGTAAACCATAAGGCGTGTTACATTGAGCCGACAACGGAAGCAATGGAAGCATTAAAGCCTTTAATTGATTTTAGAGCAGACTAATGGAAAAATCACTATTTATTCAATGGGTACAAAAATTCTTCCCAGGGATTATTGTACGAACAGTCGAGACATTCAACGATACAAAGAGACCATTGGTCTACTTGCACACGACAATGTTAAAGCCAGTTTTTTCGGTAACTGGTAAATGGGAAAGCCTATCTGCTTCTTTTAGTCTAGTTGCGGCCGATGTTGTGGCAATGGATTCTAGCCTTCCTTTGAAGACTAGAGATTCTATCTCACAAGCTTCAGGTGATATTCCTAAAATGGGTATTGAATTAGCTCTTAATGAAACAGAGCTTACTCAATTAGACACTTTGATTGCGAACGGAGCTACTAACGGTCAAGTAATTGCCAAGTTATTTGCTGATACTCCGCGTGCGATTGGAGCAATTTATGAACGTAACGAAGCTATTTTCTTACGTGGATTCTCCACAGGTATCACTTTGGTTGATGACCCTGAAAATGTAGGCGTAGGTGTCCGTTGTGATTATAAATATCGCGCTGATCACCTTTTTGGTGTTGCTGCTCTTTATTCAGATAAAGTAAATGCAAAACCTTTTGATGATTTTCAAAGAGTTATTGATAAAGCAACTGCAGATGGTGTGACAATCACCCAAGTTTACACTGACACAGCAACAATCAATGCTATTGCAGCCACTGATCAAGCGAAAGAGTACTATTCTTTTAGCCAAAACAGTACTGGCAACAAGCAAATTCCAAATCTTGACTTTGATCAGTTGAATACTTTGGTTAGCAAACGTTATGGCTTTACTTTTATTAAAGTTGATCGTACTATCAAAGTTGAAAAGGATGGTAAACGTACATCATTTAAACCTTTCGCAGCTGGGGCAATGGTTTTTGTTGCATCACAAATGGTTGGGGAACTGGTTTACGCTCGTTTGGCGGAAGAAAACCACAAACAGGCAGGGGTTGAGTACCAAAAAGCTAACGAGTACATTCTTGTGAGCAAATTCCGTACAACTACACCCTCCTTGAAAGAAGTTACACGTGCTCAGGCACGCGTGGTCCCGGTGGTTACTGCAATTGACGAAATCTATTTGTTGAATTCTAAAGAAATTCAAGCATAATGGCAGATCAAGAAAATAAAACAGGAGCACAATCGGGTGCTCCTTCAACTGATCCACAAGGTGGGCCAAAGTTGGTTAAGCATATCGTCACGGAATCGGATCTAAAACACAACCCTGAACTTGAAAAGAAAGGTGTCAAGGTTGGCGATGAGGTAGAGATTCCAGAAGATGCTAAAGCTAAGGCTGACGAACGTGCGCAGAAAGATGCGGCGGCCGCGGCCAAGGTAAAAGGAGACTCCAAACCGTCAAAGAAAAAGTATACTGTCATCGCTCCATTTGCTGACAAAGACAACTTTGGTAAGAAATGGGTTGAAGGTGATGACGTGTCTCATTTCTCGCAGGATCGTTTGGATTTGTGTGTTGAACGAGGTTTGGTAAAGAAAGGCTAGATTTATGGTAAGTGTAAAGGAAGTCTTAGTGTCGTCGATGGGATTTAAGTTCCCTGATGCAACGGTTGAAATGATGTTGGCGGAAAATGGGTTGGATCCTGTAGCGGAACGTGAGCCCCAAAATCAAGATCAGACTAAAGCATTGGATCTTTCCCGGGCAGGGTTGATTGATTTCCTTTTAACACGGCCTAAATCTGTCAAGGAATTGGATTATCAGCTGACCCAACAGGACGCTACAGCTTTGGAAGCTTTACGCCGACGGTTGTTGCTACGTTGGGGAATTGATGAAACACCAGTTACATCGGGATTTGTTGACCTTTCAAATACTCACTAAACAAGAAAGAGGGGAAAAGTATGATTTTCGAAGGACAATATCCTGATATATTAGTGAGAGAAGGTGAAACCAAGGATCAGGGACTACCTTGTCGATTTGTACCTTCTAAAGGAACCGGATTGAAAAAGGTAAAAGATGGTATTGAAGTCGATGTTTCTTATGTTATAGCATTTCCAGAGGACACCCCTCAATTATTGATTGGTGAACTGGTTACTGCATATGACGAGAGGGATAATGTGATAGTATGGCAAGACTCGATCGCTTTGTTTCACCATGGTAGGTTTCATTGTAAAGCATATATATAACACTTTATAATATGTTCAAACTTGTTTTAGATATGACTCCTGCGGAGATTGAACAAGTCCAAAAGGGAATGTACGATGAACTCGACAGGCAGACGCTTGAGCAGTTCAAGATGGTCCTTGCTGAAGCACTGAAAATTCAACGGGCTAAGATGAGAATAGATGGCGGTTACAACGACCAGACAGGACAATTGCGTTCATCAACAGGAGGGATTATTTATCGTGATGGTAAAGTGTTGTATGAGGATTTTGAGCTTAGTCCATACGGAACTGATAAAGCCCCTGGACTGAAAGAAGGCAAGGAAAAGGCGTTTGCTGAGCTACGTGAGTCGACAGGTTGGGGAATTACGATAGTTGCAGGCATGGAGTATGCGAGTTGGGTCGAAGCAAAATCATTGACTGTTATAACCATGGCAGCATCTGAGGTTGAAAAATCATTGGAGGAAGCTTTTAATCGAATCAGTGTATGAAAAGGCGGATAAAGAGTGTATTTGATGCTATGAATGATATTCAGGGCGTTCTTATTGCCGCTGGTATTCCTGATATGATTACAGGTGAATTGAGAACCGCTCAACGCCGTGCAGGATCCACAAAGGAGGATATCGTAACCAATTCATTGATTTATGACGCGGACCAAAAGCAAGGCGGTATTTTCAACATAAACGTACATGTTCCTAACCTAAAGAATCAAACCGCTGAAAATCCAACGGCAAAAGACAATACTCAACCCGATGTCGCTAAAATGCGAACCATTGGCGCTGCGATTGTTGCTGCAGTTGATGATTACCATGGTTTTGACTTTTCTCTTTCCTTGCGCAGTCCTGGGGAACTGGAAGGATACAATACTGATTGGCTTTTCAATATTCAAGTAAATTACAATTTCCTTCGTACAGACTATTGACGTTGGCTAGTAAAAAATTAATAACAGAGGGGATGCGAGGGCAAAAGCGCTAACCTCATCTAACAAAGAAATATATTATGGCACAATTTGTTGTTAAGGGTGTAGAATCCATAGAGTTCGCTAAAGTTAGTGCGGACGGATCTCTTCCGACTACCGGTTGGATTAAAGGAGAAAATATCGAGATGGGATCTGCAACATTGAATATTCCTGAAAAAACATTGACCAAAGTAAAGGTTGAGGATAAAGCTGGAATTTTCGCTGTTGTAGGTGAAGAAGGCGATGGCGCAAGTGTAACAGCGAAATTCTTGAATCTCGATCCTAAAATGGCTGATCTTCTGTTTAAAGGTGATGCTGCTTCGGCATCTACAACTAAATTCGAAGCTCCTGTTGATGGAACTGCTGCTGTAAACCTTGCGGTCCGGGTTACAAGTAAACCATGGAACGGGTTTAAGATGGTTTTCGTAATCTTAAACGGATCAGTGATTGCCAGAATGGAAAACGCTCTTACTAAAGATGGAGCAGATTTCTTGGCACTGGGTTTTACAGCAGAAGCACAGGCTGTAACTGATGCAGATGGTGATGCTTTAGCGCCTTGGTACTACGAAAAAGTAGCTGTGGCATAACCACAATACACGATTTTTACCCCGAAAACCACTCTTGTGGAAAAGGTTGGCGAGTAGGGGTTATTTAACAAGGCAGTGCATACTCTTGCTCCGCCTTTAAACCCTTTCCAAAATGCAAGAACAAGAATTAACTCCACTTGAGGCTCAACGCCTTATTGTAAAAACTTTTAATGACCATCCAGAGCAATTGGGAGAGGTCACACTTCCGAGAATAGATTTCTTTGGTAAGCTTTTCCGCCGCAAACGCACAGTCAAATTACTGTTGCGCGGTATTTCCGCAGGTGTTTCCCAAGACATAGCACTGCGTTTGATGGAGATGACAGGAGCAAAGGATATCCAAAATCTTCCATCATCTGACCAGATATTTACCTTACTTAGAGATAATGTCGCCGGATTAACTGATGTTATTGCAATGGCTATCAATAACAACCCCTCAGCACCCTCACAAGAACTTTCAATTGCACTTCGATATCAATTTACAAACGGACAAATAAATGCTATGTTCCGTATGGTCTACGGGAGGTTAGACCTTGAGCCTTTTTTCGACTCTTTAACTTTAGCAAGAAGCCTAGTGATAAATCTTACCCAGGACAAGGAAGCCCTTGGTCAATAATAGCCAATACCGCGATTGCTTTCAAAGGCTGGATGACCGAGGAGGAGCTAAAGTATAAAGTCAGTTATCAAAATTTGCTACTGTATAGTCTTGTTTTGCCGCCAATTGGCGAGGATAATACTGGTTCCGATCCTAGTGAAGGTGAACCTGTAGATATGTTCTCATTATTCAATGGTTTAAGCACAGACTAAGTTGTCATTGCCTGCTTAGACAACGACCAAAACTTATCACAACATAACGTTTTTGGTAAGTTTGTTTAATGGCTGATTTACGGTATAAAGTAGTAGTTGATGATCAAGAAGCAAAGCGCAAAATTAGCGAATTGCTTAAGGGAAGTGGCGTGTCTGCCGCTGGAATGGGGGATCAGTCGGGTGACATTAAAAAGTCGACTGATGCTGTAAGGCAATTGACCGATGAGCAAAAGAAATTGAAAGCTGCCCAGCTTGAAAATATTGAGTCTATTCGCCGATTGCGTGAAGAGCGTTCCAAAGAAATTTCCGATTTAAATGTTTTGAAACAGTTGGAGCAGGAAGCAAAGACAATTGCTGCAGAAAGAAGAGCTGCTGCTCAAAACCCCATAAAGGATTCTAGTATTGAGAACGCTAAGGCAATAACAGCAGCAAAAATTGCGGAGATAGAGTCCAGAAAGAAAAATAGAGAAGCTATTGACGCCGAGAAAATAGCGCTCTCTCAGTCAAAAAATGACAATGCAATAGCTAATGCTAAAGCGATTAAAGATGCTCAGTTAACCACTATAAATTCTCTTCGGGACGCAAGACTAGAACTTGAAAAGCAGAAGCAAGCAATACAAGATCTAAACACTGAATATCTTCAAGGAAAGATTGACGCTCAAAGGTATGCGCAGGAGCAAAGAAAATTGTCTGATGCTCAACGAGAATCTGCTCGACAAGCAAAGGAAACTAAACGTCAACTTTCGCAGAATAGCGAATATGGCAAACTGACAGCTGAACTTAATCGACTAAGAAACGAGAGTAAAAATCTACTTGCTGAGATGGTTAAGTTGGAGCGGCAGGGTTTTAAAAATGGTGCAGCTTACCAACAATTAGAATCAAAAAGTAGAACCCTGGTTGGTCAAACTAAAATATTAGATCGGCAAATTAAAACAATTGATACTACAGTTGGACAACATTATAGAAATGTGGGAAACTATGGTGATGCAATTTCAATGGTATTGCCACAAATAAGCCAGTTTGCTGGTCGTTTGGGATTACTAGGAGCTGTAGTAGCCGGAGTACAGAAGTCCTTCACGTCAAACCTTGCATTAGAACCTTTAAAGCAGGGAATTAATGCAGTCAGCTCTTCCAGTGTTCAAGCTGAGCAGACAATGGATTTCCTTAGAAAAACATCTGATCGTCTTGGGCTTCAATTTAGTTCAACAACAGAATCATTTAAGCTATGGCAAGGCGCGGCCAAGTTTTCAAATATCACAGCATCAGAAAGTAAGAGAATATTTGAATCGGTAGCAACTGCTGGAGCAAAAATGAAATTGAGTAACGATCAAGTTCAAGGGACTTTCCTTGCTCTATCGCAAATGATGTCGAAAGGTAAAGTGCAAGCAGAGGAGCTGCGTGGGCAACTTGCAGAGAGATTGCCTGGAGCTTTTCAGTTGGCTGCGAAAGCAATGGGTGTGACTGAGCAAGAGCTCAACAAAATGTTGGAAAAAGGAGAGGTTGTTTCAAAAGATTTCCTCCCAAAATTTGCGACTGAATTAGAAAAGACCTTTGGGTCAGACAAAACCGAACGTGTCGAGGGAATGCAAGCTTCAATAAACAGGTTATCCAATGAATTCGATAAGCTATGGCAATCCGACAGAGCGCAAAGTTTCTTTACAACAGTTACTGATGGTTTAGCTGATCTAACGTCAACAATTGGAAAATTAGTTAAGTCTGATAGCTGGAAAGAGTTCTTTTTACGTCTTGGTGGTTCAGTATCCGGAGGAATTGGTGGTCAGATTTTAGACATTGGAGCTACCGGTGTTAATGCTGTTTCAAATAAAGATAATTTACAACGTAAAACATTTTTTGAGTCATTCGCTGCATTAACAAGGAAAGAACAGCTTGCAGAGATTGCTAGACAAGAAAAGTTAATTATTGATCGAGAAAAATACAATAAGGCACTGGTCGATCCTTCTCTTCGAGCCAATTTGGAAAAAATGAAATCTCTTGTTAATCCGGAAGTAAAGCCTGAAAATAAACTTGTTGACCAGAAAGCGATTGATAAAGCTAAAAAAGATGCAGAACGAGCGGCTGAAAGATCCCGTCAAGCTTTTGAGCGCCAAAGAGCATTGCAATTAGAAATTGATAAGATCAACGATAACGCTTCAAAACGAAATCTTACCCGAGATCAGCAAGAGATTTTATCCATTAAAGAAAAGTATGCAAAAATACGTGAAGAGGTCAGAAAATTCAATAAAGATCCTAAAAATAAAGGGTTTAAGGTGGATACTAGTGGTTTGTCATCTTCTGAAAAACAAGAAATCAATGACGCTGTTTACAAGCAACAGACTGCCCGTATACTCAAAGTTTATCAAGACGATTATCAGAACTTTATTAAGTATGAAGATTTGAAAAGGCAGTATGGTGCCAAGGTTGCTGATGAGCAGTTAGGTTTCTACCGTTCAGCATTTGAAAAGATTGCTGGGGAATATGCCGGATTGCAAGCTAAACAAAATATGGTTGGTCTTTCAGGCTTGGAAAAAGAGAGGATGCAAGAGCTTGAAAAAATGGTTGTTGCTCATGGAAAGCGTGTCCAAGAAGAGAACCTCTCCCAATATCTTGAAGCCCTTAAACTGTCAGACACATACAATGATCAGTTACTTGCGATAGAAAAAAAGTATCAGGACGCTTTTACTGCGCTTGGCGAAAATGCAAGTAAGGAGAGAAAAGAACAGTTACGCAAAGCGTTACAAGAAGAGGTAAGCCAATTGACCGTTGCAAATATTCAGAAGGAAATGCAATGGGATAGAGTTATCCAAGGCCTTCAGAATAAGACTAAATCTGGCGCCAACAAATCGTTGGATTACCTAATGCAGGGTGTAAATACCAAGTTCAAATTAGGTAAGTTATCAAAAAAAGACTATGACGATCTTACGGGGCAGATAGACACTGCAAGATTTGAGATAAACTTAGATAAATCTTGGATTGCTTCTACTGATGCACTTAATAGGTATCGTGCAGCGGTTAAAGCCTATGGAAAGGATAGCGATCAAGCTCGAAAAGCACAAAAGGAACTATTTACATCTTTCTCTGAAGATATATCAAAAGCTCAAGCCATAATTTCTTCGTTAGACCAAGGGCTTCAGACCCTAGGTATAAGCGGCTTTGAAGAAGTTTTTAGAAATGTGTCAGGTATTCTTGATGGCGCAAAAGATATAGCTTCCGGTAATCCTATAGGGGTTATTACAGGCTCTATAAAAATACTGACCAACGCCATTTCCCTTTTCAACACAAAGGACAAAAAGCTCCAAAAGCAAATTGATTCTTATAAAGATCAACTCGATAGTTTAGGTAAATCTTATGATAAGTTGCAAGACAAGCTAAGTAGCTCCGACACCAACTATTATGATAATCAAAACTTAGTACTTAAGAACCTCAACGAGCAAGAACAGGCCATCAGAGCAATGATGAAAGCTGAGGACGATAAGAAAAAGACCGATAAGGATAAAATGAAAGCCTATCGTGACCAACTTGATGAAATTGATAAACGCCGTGAAGATGTAGAAAAATCAGTCCGTCAAATGCGATTACAGACTGATATCAATAGCCTATCCCAGTCTATCGCAGACGCTTTGTTGTCCGCCTTTGAAGCAGGTGAGGACGGCATTGAATCAATGGATAAAGCGTTTGATAAATTTATCAAAAATGCGTTAGTGAATAGCCTTAGACTGAAGCTTATTAACCCTATCGTGGAAGATATGGTAAATAAACTTGATCAATATATGGCTAAAAACGACAATAGTCCTGTCGGATTCAATTTCGACTATTGGCGTGATAAATTAAATGGGGTTGGTAAGACTTTCAATGAGGCTATGGAAAGTGCTTTCGCTGGCTTAGGTCTAGAAAAAGAGAGTTCGAGCTCTACAGAAAAAGGTTCCCTCAAGAACGATATTCAAGGTATTTCTGAACAGCAGGCAGGTCGTCTGGAAGCAGAATTTGGAGGCCTTAGAATAGCGCAGTTGCAACTATTGGAGACAACAAAATCAAATCATATTCAATTGTACATGATTGCACAGGATAAATTATCTCAGCTTATAGCTATTCAACAAAATACCTATAGAACAGCTAATAACACGGATCGCCTAGCCAATATCGAAAATGCAATAGTAAGTCTTAACAATAAAGTGTCCAGCTCGGATGCTGCTAGAAGGGGGGCAGGGTTATAATGAATTATCAAGAAATATATAATCTTATAAAAAAGCATAACGGGTGCGGATGGGGGCTTAGTATGGTTGCGACAGCCAATGGAGTAGAGGAATTGGTGCGAATCCTCAAATCCCCAAAAGGAGTTGAGTTCGCAATGGATAACGATTTCCTTCCTTTGAATGTAATGCAAAAATACCGTAAAGAATTGGAATCGGCGGATATATTTTTCGACGGAGCTCATACTATAGTCAATCCACGATTTATCATGGTACTTGGCGGCCAAGTGAACGTTGAAGTGAATGGATATGAAGTTAGTCAAATCTATGCGAAACGTGCTACTGTGAAACTAACCGCTATAGAAAACGCATTTGTTACTGTGGAAATAAAAGGAGGACAGTTAATAAAAGAAGTCTTTGGAAATGCTAAAGTAAGGGAGTTTCAAAAATGAGTACATACAGATTTAACGGAGTAGATCCTGAAACAGCCTACGGGCTAATAATAGAGCGTGGGATAGACAGCCAGCTGATGACCATACCTGAATTGAAGGACAACGGTCTTTCCATCGATTGGGCAAATGAGAATGGAACTGAGAGATATCATGGCATGCGGAAATTTAAATCTAAAACATACAGTATTACAGGGGTTATCATCGCAAGTTCGCCTATGGATCTACAGACAAAGTTTAATGCTCTCGCTACTTTTTTTATAACTACTGGAGAATTCAATTTTGATGATACCGGTAAATCCAGGAGATGGAAAGTTTTCTACAACAAAACGACTTCCCAAGAAAAGTTAAACAGCCGTGCTATCCGGTTGACATTTGAATTAATAGACGATTATCCAGTAGACATTTTTACAATCTAAGCATGTTGTATCAGATCAAGAGGGGAAATACAGTTATATGGAGCGGTAAAGCTCAGGGGAAACAATCTAAAGTTATCATGCAGGAGGATCGCGTTGAGATAACTATCAAAAGCCCAATTCCTATTGTTTTCAAAAAAGGAGATACAATCATAGTATACGGGGAAACCTATAAGCTAAACCGGCCAGAAAATATAGGGAAAACAAATACTGAGATTGGCTACACCTACACGATAGAGTTCGAAGCACTCTATTATGACCTTGGTAAATGGATTCTCAATACGCTTGATAAAAACAATAATCTAACGGAACCCGATGTTTATATCATGGGGGAGGCTAGCGTGATACTTGGGTTGTTGGTACAGAATGCAAACCGGGCCGGTAGTGGGTGGACATTGGGACAGGTAGACCGCACAGAAACAATCCAATGGGCATACAATGGAGCTAAATTGCTCACTGTACTTCAAGATGTTGCAGATCAGACTAACCTTGAATTTTGGTGTGTAGGTAAGCAGATTAATCTGACAAGAAAACAGATTCAAACTGGAATTACTTTTCAGTACGGAAAAGGCAAGGGGCTGTATGAGTTGCGTCGCGATCGTAAAGATAATCCTGTGGTAACTCACATGAAGGTTCAAGGAGGCACACAGAACATCCCCAATGGATACGGCTTTCGTCAGATACAGCCAACGGGCGGCAACCCGATGGTCAACCCTAATTATGTTGCCGGGATGGAGGTTGTTGAGGATGTTCTTACTTTCGAAAATGTCTATCCACGTTTAGAGGCTAAGGTTACATCCGTACAGGCTAATAATATAATCCGCTCCAACGATATTGACTTTAATCTGAATGATTACCTGCTTAACGATGGCTCCAGTGCGCAAATAGCATTTACTTCGGGATTGCTAAATAGCTTTAAGTTCACGATATCCGAAGATGGTTTTGACAATGCGACCAAGCAGGTGAAGTTCAATCCGATCACGGATGAAAATGCTTATCCGGATGGTGTACCTAATGCTATGTTAAAACCTGCAGTCGGGGATAGCTTTGTATTCCTCAACATCAATATGCCTCAGAGCTATGTAACAGCAGCTGAAAACCGTGTGAAAGAACTGGGCGATCAATATTTTGAAGAAGAAGGCACAGAACAATATACATGGTCGGGTAAGATTACGCCAAAATTTATACTGGAGAACAACATCGAGTTGACCCTTGGCGGAATCGTTAACTTAAATGCGAGTGACATTGGTTTTTCCGGTCCAATTCGAATCGCATCATACACCCGTGATCTGGAGGAGGAATATCTATACGATTTCACCTTGTCAAATGTCGTAACTATAAACTATCTGGTCCGGTTACGCAATCAATCTGACAGGCTTGCTAATGCTGTGAGCAAGGGGCTTAGCTCCGACGGACTGAGCAATAAATCTACTTACGCTGAAAGTGCAGGATTTGCAACATTAGCAGGGCACGCCAATACGGCAACAAATGCGGCAACATCCAACTTTGCTAACCAGGCACAGAACGCTGCAAATGCTGATCGAGCGATTATTGCTAATCGATCTACCTTTTCAGATCAGGCAGATAAAGCAGCATTGTCCGACCGCGCTATCAATGCTGATCATGCAGATAAAGCAACCCTAGCAGACCGCGCTACATTGGCAAATTATGCTTTGGATGCTGATCATGCAAAAGAAGCAGATCATGCAAAGTTGGCTGACCGTGCGAGTGTTGCTGATTATGCATACGATTCTGATAAATGGGACGGAAAACATTTTGCGGACTACCTGGACCAACCTGTGCGTATAAATGACGATGTCCGTCACCAATCTATATCAACCCCTGCCTTTGTTTCAGGAGCCACTGGCTCTGGATGGAAGCTTTTTGCAGATGGAAGCGCAGAAGTTGATAGTTTAACCGTGCGAAAATCTTTGAATGTTGTTCAGCTCGTTGTCCGAGAGATAACTGGCACGGGGGGAAGCTTCGCGGTGACCAATGTTGCAAAGATAAAAGAGGTTATTGATTATACGGGTTTTTATAGATGCTACATAGAAACTGATGGTGGATCTATTTTCGTGCCATTTGTTACCGGTGATATTATTCGCTGTCAAGTTTGGGATGGTAAGGGTATGAAGTATTACACAGCCATAGTCACAACGACTAGGTCAGACTTTTTTGACTTTGATAAAGCGCCCATGACGGGCTCTGGAGTTCCTGCTGCAGGCGACAACGTTTTTCAATTCGGGTCATCTGTTCCTGGTCGTCAGGGATTGATATACATGACCAACTCCGATAGTGGCGCGCCTTACCTGGATGTATTGGATGGTATAGTTTCTCCCGATCTGACAGGTAAAACAAAGGTTCGCCTAGGGAAGCTCAATGGAATAACAGACAGTGTTTTTGGACCTTTGTCAGGGTATGGGCTTTATAGTCAGAATGCTTACTTACGGGGAGCATTTTGGGTAACGGGAGGCAATGCAGAAACGCAGCAGGGTGCACAGAGCAAAGCTGCTGCGGCGTACAATGACGCTGTTGTTGTGGCTGGTCAGGACGCTACTGCAAAAGCTAATGCAGCTAAAGACTTTGCAGCAGCTCAGGATAATCTTGCAAAGGTCGAAACCAAGGCTTATGCCGATGGTATCGTTGATGCTGAGGAGGCACGGGCAATAGCAGATGCGCAGGCAAAACTTTCAGAAGCAAAAAACCACGCCGATGCACAGGCGGCACAGGCGCAGGCGAATGCTATAGCCTCTGCAAGTCAGGACGCTACGGCAAAAGCTAATGCAGTAAAAAGCGAAGCAATTTTCTCGGCCAATCAATTTGCGCAAAATGCTGTTGACGCGATTAAGGTTGGTGGTAGGAATTTAGTTTTAAACACAGGGAATAAAATAGATGTTAGCAATCCAACAGCCGCCTATCATCTTTCTACTTATTATTTTTCTACTAGACTTGAAAATTTGAGTACATACTTAATTAGCTTTAAAGTAAAAACATTTGCGAACAAAACAGCTCAAATTTGGCTTAGAACAAATAAAGATCAATCTAGTAGTTACGACGATACAGTTGATTTTAATCCCGAAAAGATTGAGCAAATTAAAACATATTCAGGATTATTTACCGCTACACAGAATGATGAAAATATAGTTTTCTATAATTATGGATATGGGTCTACCAGCGAACAACGATTAAACAACGCATTTATAATCTATGATCTTAAGCTGGAAAAAGGCAACAAAGCCACAGATTGGTCGCCAGCACCTGAGGATGTGGACAACGCTATACAGGTAGTTAAAACTGAAACAGCACAGTCATTCGCGGTAATGGACGGAAAAATCGAGGGAAAGGTGAGTCAAACAGATTTCAATTCCCTTGGTCAAACAGTTAATCAGCAAGGAACTTTAATTTCTCAAAATGCTTCTTCGATAGAGTCGAAGGCAACAAAACAGGAGTTTTCGGAGCTCAGTAATACTGTCGGCGGTCTTACTGGTCGTATTGCTACTGCGGAGACTTCAATTCAACAGAATAGTACTGATATTTCTTTGCGGGCGGTTAAAACAGAGGTTGATTCACAGATAAACAATGTTAATGGCCGTGTAGATAATACAATATCTCGTTTAAGCGAGGCCGAATTAAAAATTACACCTGATGCTATTAATTCAACTGTAAGAGGTCAAACTGAAAGTATTGTTGGCGACGCAGTTAAAGCTGCTGTTCCAGTTACAAAGAGACAAATTAGCACAATTGGTTTGGATGATAATAAATATTATCCTATCAATATCGGATTAGTTGTTGATAAGCGTTATAAGATAACTATAGATAGACCATTAAGTTCTGACTATGGAATGCCGTCATATGCCCAACATTCCGGAGGGTTTTCTGCACATATTGAATGGTACACCAATGGTGCAGGATGGGGTGCAAAATTTGTTGACAGAGAAATTATAGCATCTCAGCAACGATTCGCAACTGGATTAGTATTAGGCTCTATCGGACAAGTAACTGAGGTCTCAGAGGAAATTATTTATTTGCGTGGTGGCTCATTATGGGATGTTATAATTGAAGGTAGAGCAGATGGTTATGCTGATGTAAAACCTTATGGATATAGTTGGCAAGTTGGTGGATATTCAGGAAATGTGCCTGTCTTGGATAATGTTTCGGAAATTAAATCTACAAATACACGATTAGTTGAAGCTGAAACATCAATAACACAAACAAAAGATGAAATATTATTAAGGGCTACTAAAACCGAGGTTATAACTCAAGTCAATCAAGTACGGACAGATGCCAGTACTGACGCTTCAACGAAGTCAAATAATGCACAAGCAAATGCAATAAGTGCCGCAAGCTCTGACGCTTCAACGAAGGCAAATAATGCACAAAACAATGCTATATCAACAGCTAAAGTCTATACCGATAGCCAAATCACTGTTACAAACAATGCCATTTCCCTCAAAGCGGACAAAACAGTCGTGGAGGGTATAGATAGCCGTCTTTCCAGTGCTGAATTAAAAATTACACCTGATGCTATCAACTCAACAGTATCAGGGCAAATTGATAATAAAATAAGTGATGTTGTTGTAATAAAAGACACCAGAGAGTTCAACAACCCTCCAAGTTGGTATTACGATAATTATCCTAGAAGGACTGTTCAAGAATTTAAACGAGTAACTGTTTTAGGGTTGCCTTATGTTGGTGAAGATTTTGCAAAATTGACAACTAATGTTCCATGGTTGGATTTTAGTGGGGGAAATGTCGTTCAAGAAGCCATTCAAGCAGGTAGAACATATACTAGATATGGTGGTGGAGATAGTTGGACTGCGTGGATTGAAAGAGAAAGTACCAATGGAGCACAGGATAAAGCAAATGCAGCACAGGCTCAAGCATATTACGATGCTGTTGGCTATACGAATTCTCAAATATCACAAACTAAAAATGAGATCAATCTTTCCGTTGAATCCCGTATAAATGACGTTAATAATGAAATTGGGGGGCTAAAGAACCGTGTAAATCAAGCGGAACTTAAAATTACAGACGAATCCATAAAGGCTGTTGTAAAAGAGAATACTCAAAATATTGTCAATGATACCGTACTTGCCAATATGTGGGCCAGTGGTAAACCTCTTAATCCTGATCCAACTTTTAAAGAGGGTATGAATGGACTAAAACTGTATAATAACAATGGTACTGGGGCTACTAGTTGGAATAGAATGCCTGTGTCAGATTTTAATGAAATATTTCCTACAACATCAGGTTATGCAGTTTATTACCATCAGAATGGCGATAGGGCGACTTCACCTGGTTGGGGTGGTTTTTATTTTGAAACCCAAGCTAGAGCTAAGGCTAAATTTATCACTCGTTTAATTTTAGCTTTTGAAGAGGGGAGAAATATAAACTTTAATACAAATGCTTTCGGAGATAATGGTAGTCAGCGTTGGCTCACACCTACAGCTGGAAAAGGTATTGACAACTTTACCGAATATATCTCTTATGTAGAATGTGGTTCTACTGGAACTTTCCAAACTACCAATTTCTTTTCTTTTTCAGGGGGGGATTCTGTTAGTGTACGAGTAGCTTTTGCAGGGGTATACGACATTACTGATGCTATTAATAACTACACTACAAAACAGGAGATAGCATCCTCATTTGAAATCACACCAGGGGGAATATCTTTAGCCGGTAAAAATTTAAGCCTTAACGGTGTGGTGACTTTTGGCTCCTTAGATACCGATGCGCAAAATAGGGTAAATACCGCTAACAATAACGCAACAAATGCGCAAGGGGTAGCTAATTCAGCCAATAGTACAGCCAATACCGCTTTGACCACAGCTCAGGGTGCAAGCGGTACCGCCGATACAGCATTAAGTACTGCAAATGGTGCAAAAAATACAGCCGATACAGCAAACGGTATTGCTGCATCTGCAAGTGCTAAAGCTGATAACGCGAATACAACAGCATTAAATGCAAGTGATGTTGCTACAGCTGCAAGTACGAAATCAGACGCTACCAGCCAGTCTTTAGCACAATTACAAAATTCTCTTAAAAGTTTGGCTTATGAGGATAAGGTAGAGGCAGCTAAACTGGGGACAACTATTGTTAATGGAGGGTTTTTAAAAACAGAGCTTATAAATGTAAACGAGCTCTTTGCTAAGAATATCACAGCAACCGGTCAGATTACTGCTACAAATTTATTGGTGACAGGGAATAGTAAAGTGGCGGGTTTTGATATTAGTGGAAATGCGTTGGTAAATGCATCTGGAGATGCATCAATAAAAATTGGTGATAACGATGACTATGTTAATTTGAATGCAAGTAGCTCTTTATTATCTGTTGGTACTTTCAACGCAAATAAAACAGGTGTCAATATTCAAACTTACGCAGCTGGAAGTGTCGGATTACGTATTGTTAATAATGTTTCAGGTGGTGGTGCTATTCGCTCGTATGGATCACATGAATTCTATCCTAGACCAGGAGAGTTCTGGAGTGCTCCTGGAGTTTTGGGTGCATGGGTTATCAGAACAAAAACGGGTATCTTAAGTGGGTGGGAAATTAAACCTCTACAAAATATTGACGTTTCCTTTGCAAACCCAAACACTAATGTTACTACAACCATTACCCATAATCTGGGACACACAAATTACATTGTATTGTTGAATGGCGTAGGACACACTATAACGAATATAACATCTAATTCCTTTCAGTATAACGGAGGGACTGCGGGCCTTGATAATACTATTGTAATGATTGGTATGAATAAAATTATCTAATGAAAAAACAAAATATAAAAGTATTGAACCTCAAGGAGGTGTATTACACAGATTTAGAGGGTAGCAGAATTGCTATCAATTTCGATCAAAAAGATTTAGCCAATTCTCTTTTTGCAAACGCAAATAGTATCGAAATGGATGAATTTGCAAGAGAATTGCACAAGAATGGCAAAGCAGAAGTGAACGATATTGTCGAATCTGAATTATTAAATATTCTTCCACAGATGTATAAACATAGGGTAGTAGAAGCAATTAAGGAATCATTAAATAACTAAAAAAATGGCAAATATAACTAAAATTACGAGAGACGTAGTAGCTACTGTAACTCAAGAAACAAGCAAAGCAGATTTTAATGGTTGGAATTTGAATTTCAATATTCAAAAGAATGGCACGCAGATCAAATCGGCAAATGTCTACGGGACTAAAGACAATACGAACGTTACCGCTAGCCTTTCTGAAAACGGCGCTATCAATGTCGGTTTTTCAAACACTGACTACGATGCTGCATTAGCAGGTGCACTCGCAGTTGAATTGAAAGCCATCAAGGACAGTGAAGTAGCTTAATCAAAGCCCCTTCGGGGGCATTAACTTAAAAAGGGGATGAAGACAGGAAAAAAAGGAATCGATTTGATATTCTATTTTGAGACAGGTGGGAACCTTAAAAAATACCTAACTGCTTATTGGGATGCTACGGGGAAGGTTTGGACAATAGGTATCGGCAGCACTTATTACGAGGACGGAAGCTTGATTAAAAAAGGTGATGTCATTACCGAGGATCGGGCGCGAAAGCTATTTGCAAATATAATTCCTAGATACGAAAAGGAGTTAAACTATTGGTTGGATAAATACAATATTAAGGTGAATCAGAATCAATTTGATGCACTTATGAGTTTTGGGTATAATGTAGGGGTAGGTAATGAGAAAACCGCAAAGCTTCCTGCTCGCGGCCTAGCTGGATCGACACTCTTCAAAAAAATGAAGATCAACCCGAACGATCCGACAATCAGGGATGAGTTCCCAAAATGGAATAAGTCGGGGGGGATGGTACTAAAAGGGTTGACCAGGAGAAGGATAGCGGAAGCGAACTTATATTTTGAAAAGTAATGGCAGAGGAAAGGAAAGGGCAGCAACAGCCGACATTTATGCAAATAGTACGGCATCCAGTGACTTATGCTCTATTTATTGTAGTATCAGTATTTTGGGCAGTATTTTACTTGATTATTGACGTCAATAAAGATTCCAGGGAAAGGGATCAAAAGCAGAATGACAAAATGATCGAAATACAGGATCGCTTATATAAGCAAATGCTTGAAGAAGTAAAGAATAGAGTAGAGCCGGCTGTCGAAAAAGTAAATCAAGCAGCTACAAAAGTGGATAGTGCTGCCGTAAAAGTTGATAGTGTTGCTCAGCAGCAAAAAGTTAAAAAAGGAGGTAAGCGATGAAATGGTTCATTTTAATACTTATGGTTAGCGCTACCTATTCAGATGCGCGGCCTAAGGTTGAGATAAAGGCGAACATCGCTAAACCTCTTGAAGAACTTGTGCCAAAGCTGGATAGCTTAGCCGGAAAATTAACGGATCTATCAAACAAAATGCAATAGATATGAGGATATTTTTAATAACAGTAGTCTGCGTCCTGTTATCGGGATGCGGGCTATTCCGAAAGACGACTAAGATCAACAAGCAGTTGGACGCAGTAGCGGTTTCAAGTGATGTGAAAGTTTCGACAGAAACAACTTCAGGTAAAGTCGATAAGTCCAAAGAGACGTTGAATACCTCGTCGAGTAGTGACGATAAAGTGACGGTCTATCCAACACCAGGAACAGATGTAAAAATTGATCCTGATGGCTCTGTTAGATTTAAGGCAGACAGCATTGTATCATTTACCAAACGGAAGACTGATCAGGCTAGGCAAATATTGAATGATATTAAGGAAGATCTTAGTCAAAATATTGCCGTTTCAGCAAAGAAAGATAGTGCGGATAAAAAGCAAATTGAAACTAAGGATATTGAGAAGCGGCCAACATCTACAGGAATATTTTCAAATTGGATTGGCTGGGCTATCGGATTGTTGATACTGATTTGTGGTATTATTTGGTGGGTAAGAAGGAAATAACTATATTAGCATAGTTTAAGTTTAAGTTTAAGTTTACAACTGATTTGTTTTAGAAAGGCCAGAATTCCATACCCTGGCCTTTTTTTATAACGTAGGAATTTCCCCTGATTTAATCAACTCAATCATTATATCCGCTTCATCTTTGGTAAGCCACGAATTATTATTGAAATGAACACGCCAGCCCTCAGTGGTGTAAGATATACTAGTTACAAACCTTCTATTGATGTACACATGAAAATAGCCGCCCATGAGTGAGGTAATCTCCAAAACCTGTAGCTCGCCATCGACTTCAAAACCTTCGAATATCATCTGACAATTTTACTAACAATATTAGTATATCGTCAAGGGGGTAAATACGGGAAATGAAAAAGCCTAGGTTATTAGTCTAGGCTTTCATATTTAAATTAACAGCATCAAAGGGGCTTAATCCTTCGTTGAATAACGGCAACCATGACTCAGGATCAATACGTGACCAAGCATCGCACCGTGGTGTTTCAGGAAAGCATCCAAATCTATCCTGTAGATTGAATGCGCATTGTCTAAGCCAGTCCTTAAACCCATAAGGATACTGCTTTCCGTGTATATAGTTTATATTTTCCAT